AGAAATCTATAAGTTGAGACCTATAATCACTAAAATCCTTATTTAAATAATTTATTGTTCTTCTTACTGCCATTAGTTAAAGCTTAATGATAGTGCATCGTTTATTCCTGTGTCTCTTACACTATAATTTATATTTATTTTAATTGTATTTGATGTTTCAGTTGGTAAAACTGTTATTTCACTTACTTCAACATCAGGGAAAAATTCCGTTATTTTTGATTGTACATCTTCTTTTATAAAAGATAAATCCTGATTGTCAATTTGAGTAAAAATAAAATTTCTTAACCCCGCACCAAATGCTGGATTGCCTGGTCTTTCCCCTGGGTTTGTTAAAAAATAATTTATTAGATTGCTTTTTATAGCTTGTTTTGTTTGGTAATTAGAAGTAAATACCCCTGCCTCATTCATAGGAAGGTTAAAACCAATGGCTACTCTAGGCCTTTGATCGTTTGGGAATATTCTAGTTGCTCCAAATGCCATTTAATAAATTATTTATTCATTAATCCCATAATTTGATCTATACTTACATTTCCTTCAGGTAATTTACCATTAGGAGATGTGGTATCACCAAATGAACTAACTTGTAATGGCATATTAGCAGTTGTTGCATTTATATTACCATCTGCACCAGGTCTCATACTTCCTAATACATTCATCATGTTTTCTCTTAATTGAGCTTTATCAGCTTTAGGAAGAGATTCTTGGGTAACTGTTTCTTTTACAACAGCTCTTGGTACACGTACCGCTTCAAGTAAAATGTCTTTCATTTCTTCTTGAATAGCTTCTTTTACAGCTTCTTTTACAATTGATTTTAATTGACTTACTTTCATATATAATGATTTATTATAAATATTAAACTAGTTAGCTTTTAAATTATTTGATCGTATATAAAATGCAAGCTCATCTTTAAGGATTTGTTCACTTGCACTAAATGATGGTTCTCCTTTTAACACTACTACCCCTTGGGCATTAGTTGCTATGGCAAATCTTCTTTTTAATTCTCCTATTGGTGTTTTGTCATCAGTTTTAATTCCTAATTTAAAACCATTTACTATATCATCCCCTGGTTGTTGTGATTCTTCATCTATTAGTATAGCTTCAAATGAAACAGCTTCTAAATCACCTTCAGCACTACATCTTTCTAACTGTTGATCTAATAATTTTAATAATCTAAGTGCTTGTAATAACAGTGAAGAAAGTACTAATAATACTGCACTTATGCCTAAAGATATAGTAATTACTTTTTCAGCTACCCCTTCTAATTTTGTAATTAATTCTTGGAATTTTAAAATTAAACTAGTTGGGAAACCAATACCAGGAGGGACTGAAGTTGGTAGGGGAATATTTTTTATAATTCCTGCTGCTACTTTTAAAATAATAGCTAATCCACCTAAAATCCCCGCAACTGTAAGAGCTGTGTCTACTACACTATAGATATTATTTAATTCTCTTACTGTTTTGTTTCTTTGTGCTCTTATCCTAGCAACTTCTTCAGGTGATGGACATTCCCCCTGAGCATCATCTACTGAGATTTTTGATGCTAAAATATCGCCAATTTTACCTATTAAAAAAGGACCTAATAAAGCTAATATAAAGGGTATTAATCTTTGTTTAAGAACTGAAATAAAAGATTTTATTAATATTTTTATACTTAATTTTGATGCCTTTAAAGCTTGAATTAATGTAATGGTTTTTTTCTTAATTTTTGCTACCTTAGCTTTTTCTTCCTCTATTAATCCTTCTGTGGATTTTAATTGTGTTGTATTTAGATCTTCTCTTACAGTTTGATCTAGGGCATAAGGAGTTAGTTTTTTAGGTATATATCCCTCGGCTGTTACTAGAATAGGGGGACGTAATGTAGCTACTTCTGTGTTTCTATTAACTGGGTAGATTGCTTTAATAGTAAATTTACCGTTTTTGTCTGTTTTAGTATTAAATTTAGTCCCAGGAAGGGGTAATATAACATTAGCTCCTTTTATTGGGATATTTTGATAAAAATCAATTATTGTTCCTTTAATAATAAATTCTTTTTTTATAGTATTTGGAACATTAAAATATTGTGTATCCTTTATTACATAGGTATCAGGGGCTACATTTGTATTTATTTCTAATTGCTGTATAGCGTCAATAATTAATTCGTCATTGGGAATACTAAATTGTGGGGATGAATAAAAAGTTTCCACACCCTCAGCTGTGGGAACTGTTTCTGTTTGAAGAGCCCCATCATCAAGGGTTAGTATATTAACTACTCCAACCTCATTAACACCATCAGTAATGGTTGAAGAAGAAGCTAAATATGTTTGAGTTGCTATTGACATAATTATTTTAATCTAATTGTATTAGATAAAAGTGGAGAAGTAATTTTATTTTCATTGGGTAATAAATCTAAAATATTTTGACACACTTCATCTAAAGATTGACCCGCAACATCTATACCAGATGTTTCTATATTAGTTACTTCACTATCATATCCTTCCAAACCAGAACAAGCATAAGCTAATGTTTGAATTTGTTCAACTAGTTCTCTAAATTGATTAATAAATGCCCCACCTAATAAAGCAGGGTCTGTTGCATCTGGTCCTCCAATTTTTATACTATCTGCTGCTATATTAACATTATTAGAAGTTATTCCTATTTGGTTATTAGAAGAAAGAGCAATTGAATCTTGGGCGCTTAAAATAATACTATCTTTAGAAGCATTAAACACTAAACGTCCTGAATTTAATATAATTTGGGGATTATAATATTCCCTTGGTAGTAATGGGGTTGGCGATAATGCTGAAAAGTTTTCACTTGATGCTTTTAGGGGGATTTTTTGATATGAAGTAAGATAAATTGATGATAAATCTTTATTTATATTTTCTATAATTGGTAACCATCCTGTTTTACTAGCATCTGTTGGTTGACCATTTCTTATAATAGTAACAGGATCTCCATTATCACCTACATTAGACCATGTACTTTGATAATTTTCTGTATTTGTAGACCCTGAAACTGTACTACCTAATCTAATAGAATTTCCCCATCTTCCTTCTGTTATAATATCTCCTTCATAAGGTAATAGAGGATGGATATCTGATTTTTCTTCAAATGTCCCCCCTACTAAAGGACTATTAAAATTTACCTCTGGTTGGTTTTGGGTTGTAATTCTAGGGGAACCTCCTTCTATTTCTTGGTAACTTTTTTGTGGGGGGTTTGATGTACTAGATTGGAATGTATTAGGATACGCATTATGATGTGTACTATTCCAAAGACTAATAGGATTTAAATAGTAATATTGATTAGATAAAGAATTATTATTTAGTGGATTTACATTAGTAGAAGGTAATTGGAAAATCATTACTACTTCGTTAACTAAAGGATAATTTTTTAAATAGGGTATTAATGGGTATGCGACAGAATTTTTTGAAGAATCAATAGGGGTTAAATTATCCGTTGATTCAAAAAATATAGTACCTAAACCATTCCACCCCCCGTAATCATCAAATAAGGGATGGGTATTACTAATAATAATATCTGTAACTCTACCCGTAATAAATTTAGAGTTTAAAATATCTAAATTTTGAAAAATTTCTTGGGTTGGGTCTTGAGAATTAAGGGTATTATTTAATCCACTAAATCCTAAATTATTTGCCATCTTTATTTTGTTCGAAATTTTCGTTAAGCTTATCTAACTCAGCCATTAGTTCAGCTTTTTCTTCATCTGTTATTCCTAGTGAATCTTCACCACCACTATTATTAAGCGCACGTTGTACTATAGTAGCCATTTTAATTAATTGTTCATCGTTACGAACGCCAATTTCCATATATTCTTTAATTAATGGAACGATTAAAGTAGCGTCACCTATATCGTTTATAAGTGGTTTTAGTTCTGAAATCAGACCAGTGATTTGGGCTTCTTTTCTTTTTTGATTGTCATAAATCTCACTAAGAATATCAGAGAATTTTTTCTTTTTAAATACAATGTTATCTAATGCTCCCATAATGTTTTTGATTATAAATATGGATATAGATAAGGTTTAGAATCTAGTATACCCGTTTTCTAAATAAAATATGTATTGGGATTTAAATATGTCATGAAGTTTATCAGCTATTTTGGTTATTTTAGGAGTTTTTACATCTACCATTTCTCTTATGTATATGTAAAGTGCTTTTTTATTAAAAACTTCTAATGATTCTCTTTTACGGAATAACTCTAAAATTGCATCTGCTATTTGGGCATCATTTTTCTTAGGAAATAATTCAAGTATATTATCTGATACATGGGTAACAAAAATATCTACATATTTATCTAAATCACTTTTTATTTTATCATCCCCCATATTATAAGTGTGTGAGGAATTTTCTTTAACTAATTCATCCACTCCTACTTTTTTAATCTTTTTATTATAATTTTTAGTATTATATAATATTAACCAACGCTTAACTATAGTTCCAAAATAAGAATATGCTTTTGCTCCTCTAGATGGGTCAAATAAATGCATTTTAGATAAAAGAAATGTAATTATTTCATGTTGTAGATGTTCTAAATTTTCTACTTCTGTATGGTAAAATTTAAATGTATGAATGATATTTTGGGTGAGTTTAAAGAAAGGATAATGGATATGGTCTTCATATATCTTACTTCTTACTTCTGGATCTGGTTCATTATTATATCTTACAATATAGTCCTCTGTCTCCTGAGTAAAGTAATTTTTACTCTTTTTTCTTCTTTTTCTTACCATTGGTTAGTTGATTCGGAATCTATCTATTCCTTCTTGTAAATTTTTTATTTGTTTGAAAAACCAACCAATTTCATCATCGCTTTCAAAAATACCTTTTTCGTCTATTTTTTTAAGGCGCTTACTAGTATATGTAATTTGCTTATTTAATTCTGTTAGATATTCATTATATTGAACTAAAATGTCCTCTGCTCTTTCATTTTTACGTAAAAGGTTAAAAGTCGTATATCCAAGGATAACGACTAAAAAACCTAAAATTCCAATTATAATTTCTAATATCATAAGTTATCTAGCATATTCTTTAATCCAGGGCTTGATAATGTATTTAATGCCTTAGATTTCGAATTTGTTTTCGACTTCAATGTAAAATTTTTCTTTTGGGGCTCCACGCTATTTTCTCCCTTTAATTTAGGTAACCATTCTTGTTCAAATTCTATACGAGCAGCCATTAAATCTGCCTGGTGTAGAATATATGGAAGTGAAGTACGTGGTTTTTGTTCTGGCATGAATGTTTTTAAATATTTAGTATTAGCATCGTCATACAGACCATCATGTGTTTGAATGGCTATCATTTCGTTAAACGTATAAGAAATATCATGCTGTTGTAATAAAAACAAACCCCTATCAGGTACTGATGCAAACGCTAATTTCTTATTAAACATATAATCTTCACCTAATTTATCTTTTCTCCATTGATCAGTCTGTGGGATATAGGCGTCATGGTCTTTATCTCCTAGTTTACCTAAATCATGGTTAATAGCAGAAAATACTAATTCTTCTTTAGTAAATGTAGTCATATCTGCTCCAAAATGATCCCAAGTGTCATATAAATGAAGGGCACCATCAACCACTCTATTAACATGAGCAACATAACCTCCTGGAAATGCACCATGATACTCTTTTTTGTGAGCAGCTGGCATTAGGATTATACGTTCCTCATAACGTTTATAGAAATTAAGTAATTGTTCTCCTCTATTTCCTGGGATGTGTTCTTCAATGTTAGATAGGAATCTTTCCCAATTTGCTTGGATTTGCTCTGCTGATAATTTCATAACCTAATTTATTAATATTTTATCTATTGACTTCAGTTTTAATATTTTCAATTACTTCTTTACTTTCAGTAATTTTATTTTTGAAATTTTCTAATGGTTCTTGTCTAGAAGTCATAAAATCTAATTGTGATAATTTACCCTCTAATTTTTCTAATAACCTTATAACGTAATCTTTATTTCTCATATTTTTATTTATTTATAACCGAGGTATTTTTACCCCCTATTTTACATCCTTTATCTATCCCCCTTTTTTCCTAAACCCCGTGGTATAAATATACGAGAAAAAAAGGAATAAGTCACGGAATTTTTAAATTTCTTTTACTAGTTCCTGAATTCTATAAAGATGGGCGCATTTTTCATATTCTTCTATTCTTTCAAAATAAGATATTGCACTATCTAAAGCATTATAAAACAACTCAGAATCAAAATTAATAATAGCATTAATACAATCGGGTTCATCTATATCAATATGTTTAATATAGTACCAAGCTCTATTATAAACTGTAAATTCAGAAGCCTCTTTAGTAGATTCTATATTATAATTTGGTTCTTCTTTTTTAAGGAATTTTTCTAATTTTTGATGGAATACATAATGATTTTTTATAAGTTTTACAAACATCCCAATTTTAGTAAAAGGACCATTCATAAAATCAAATACTTCTTTTTTTGTACTTTCATCAGTTATTTCCTTCCCATCAACAAATAATTGAAAAATCTTATCTTTATCTATCATCGTTTTCCACCAAAATATTCTACAGCATGTCCCTCTGTAATTAGTAAATCATTTAATTTAATATCACCTAAAAATATTTCTCCTAAACATCTTCCAAATTTCCCAACACCCTGAGACTGTAATATAAAATTATCTTTATGTTTTTTAAGAATATCTTTTACAAATTGTTTAGCAGCTAATCCCCTAGCTTTTTCTTCTAAATCCCTAGTACGAGATTCTGGGGTATTAATACCTACTAATCTAATTCTAATTTTTTTAAATGTATTAAATCCAAGATCAACTTGAGCGTCAATAGTATCCCCATCAACAACTCTTAAACATTTAGCATTGTAAATATACATAATAACGTTTAATTATACATATGTACCTTGGGTGGGAATCGAACCCACACGAGCTTTCAGCCCACAGGATTTTAAGTCCGGCGCGTCTACCAGTTCCGCCACCAAGGTAATTTACTAACTAAGTTCATCAATTTCTTTTTCAATATCCTTTTGAATATTCTGAAGTGTATTATATTCGGTAACTACATCTTTTTTATCTGGATTATCTGGGTGGTAGTTCCATAATTCTTCCATTACTGTATTAACAGCAATTAAATCATTAATTAATTCCGCTCTTTGTTCTTCTTTCGACATTTTTATTTAAATTTATTTCCAATTAAGTTAATTACTTCTTTTGCTTCTTCCAAACT